TCAAAGAAATATCTGATTACGAAACTCTGGCCGACAAGAAGTCAGTTTTCTATCTTGGCGTACATTGCAGAAATACAAGACGCATACCTTACAACATAGAAATAGATATTGGTGATTCGATCACAGTCAAAAGTGAATTAAGCGAAAACCTGAGGCGAACAATTATTCCTTAAGGTTCGCTTTATTGGTCTCCACTCCAGGTTGTCACTGGAGCAATTGCCCTTGTCGCCGTCCAGGTGGATGATCACAGAACAGCCCTTGGCGTTGCCATGAGGAGTGGGCGGAGGCGGAAGAAATGCGTAGGCAACAAGCTTATGGACACAGCAATATATAGGTGCTTTACGTCCAATACGCTGCATCAAAGTAACCATCGGATAGCCAGCTTTGTGCATCTTTTGTTTAAGAATTCTGTCGACAGATCCTTTGGTGCTTTTGACCTGGCCATTGCGATTTATGTAATATTCAATGCAGCTCTCAAAGCCAGGCAAGGTATGCACTGGTACCCACTCTTGCGTGTCAATAAATGTACCCATAATATTTCGGAAACACTTCACATAGTCTAGTTATAAGTATTACTATTTATACATGTGGCTACGTCGAAGCCGCTAATAATAAACCTTTTAGCTTACGGAGTTACGATCTATGTGGATCGATAATGACTTTCCAAAGCTTCTTGGTGCAGAGCTTTACCGTCCTCATCCTGCCTACATCATTGAGATGGCAGTTGAGCCGGTAGTCGTCCACGATTTCTCCAGGCAGCCCGGTCAAACCGTCCAGCTTGATAGATATCGCTTCTGGGGCAAGCCTGGCACTAAGGAGTCCCGTGAGCGGACTGCCGATCAGACTCTCGGTTCCGCAAGCGCACGCAACATCGTTAAGGACAAAGTTCTGGTGACTCTTAAGGAGTACACCGGTCCTGCTGATTCACGCGATTCTGCACAACCTTCCACCTTCAAGGTGGCCCGTGAAACCCTCATCACCGCTCAGCGACTGCTTCTTGACACTGGTAACTTGAATGTTTTCCACCAGTCCATTGGTAGCCTGACCCTGCTAGATGACTACCGTAGATGGCGTGATCGCGTCTTTGCCAACGAACTTCTGAAGGCAGAAGCTGAAGGCGCAGCTGATGCAGATAAAGGTGGTTATTACCTTCCTGGCAGTAAGACCAAAGGTGGTTCCGGTGGCACGCTTGGTGTTACCTATGCCTCTGGCGAATCTGCCAAGTTTAGCGTAAAGACTGACCTCCTCGAGGTGGTCAAGGACATGCGTAAGCGCAACGTGCCTACCTTCGCTGACGGGTACTACCGCTGCATCGTCGATCCGACCGCAATGATGCACCTTCGGCAGGACAGTGACTTCCGCGAGGTGGCCCGCTATCCTGGTTCAGGCATGGTTAACCCCATGAACCCCTCTGCAGGTCCTTCTGCTAACTTCTTCCAAGGAATGGGTCCTGCATACGGCCAAGCTGGTTTCGTAGCTGGTGCACCGCAAATGCCAACGGGATTCTTATTTGAAGGATGCAGATTCTTCGAATCAACGAACCTTCCTGAGACCACTTACAACCTGGTCGTGACCTCTGAATCTTCTAGCGCTGCTGATTACGCAGCTGCACAGCTGATTTTCTTCGGTCCCCAGGCAGTTGGTGTTGGTATTGGCGGAAACAATGCCCAGATTCTTCTCAATAATAATGATGACTTCTCACGATTCGTTATTATGATTTGGTCCTTGTTTGCTGGTTTTGAAGTTCTGAATAAGGACTTCATTACGGTCGGTTACTCTTTCGTATATTGATAGGAGGTAACTAAAAATGTCCGTAATTTTTCCTGGAAACTATGTGAGTCACCTGAATGCTTATCGCAATCAGGGCGTTCTGGCTCTCCCCGGTATTGAGTTTTACCGCATGGTCGGCGCAGCTGTGATCCCTGCATCTACAGCCAACTCCGCCCAAACATTGACACTTAAGGTGCTGTCTCCCGACATGCGCGGTGACGACAAGCCCCGTGCTGACAAGAATCTTGTTATTCCTACTGGCGCTGCTATTTATCGCACCGCTGTCAGCGTGGTCAACCTGAAGTCCCAAGGTGCTTCTGACACCATCACAGTGACCGGAGTTTCTCCTGCTGCTGTGCTGACTGCTTCCAGCACTCTGTTCCCTGCTGCTGGTGCCACTACGACTTTCAACGGTCTTGGTGATGCTGGTGGTTCCGCATCGATCACCCGTCTTGCCTCTGATACGACTGTGACTGCCGTCACTGCCGCTAATGGCCTGACTGTGGTTGAGCCCAAGTCTGGTGCCGAAGGCGAAAGCCAGTCGGCTGTCATCGTGGAAGTCTGCTTCTTCCTTGACGGTGCTGCACCTGATGCTGGTGATGTTCACCTGCCTTACAAAGTTGTTGCTGGCGCTTGATCGTCTAAACAACTCAGTGATTAAAGCGTCCTTCGGGGCGCTTTTTTCATGTCTATAATTAAAAGAGACTAATTAGATCAATAATGAGTAAATTATTTCAGGACAAGAACACTGGAAAGCTTGTCGAATTCATCAGTAAGCATGACAAAGAGTATGCGATGATTCGCGATTCCGGTGGTCAAGTGAGCTATGTATCTTTAGCTCAGTTGGTTCCATACGATGTCGACAAAGGTCGCCTTAGTAATGTGGTAGCTCCTGAGATTCAGCCTGAGGCTGACGAGCAACCTCCCAAGACTGTTGTCCCTATTGAGGATACTCGCCTTAACTTGAATGCGGCTACGGCTGAAATTATTCAAAAGCGCTTGCCTGGTGTTGGTTATGCCACCGCTAAAAAGGTTGTCGAACTTCGAATGTCACTGTCTGGTGAACGCTTTACCAATCTCAAACAACTGGAAAACATCCCGCGTGTAAACTGGGAACAGCTGATTGAAGAAGATCTAATCTTTATTAGTTAAAATAAAGATATTAAGAAGTGGCAGATGATGAATACAAAGGCTCTTGAGCAAGCTTTATATTTAGAAGCGCTTAAACGCGATGAAGAACGTCTGCCTGTTGAAGCTGCTGTAATCCCTGGAGCTGCTCTAGGTGCCTTAGGCGGTTATCAATTAGGTCGTCCAGTCAATGCACTAGGTGATGTAATTAATAGAGTACGAGGCGCTAATCCCGTACAAGAAGATCTATCGAATCAACCGATTCGTCAAATTCGTCAAGGTGTCAGAAGGGCACTTAGGCCTGGCTTCAGAACGGCTGGAGCTCTTGGTGGAGCACTACTGGGAGGTTTAGGAGGTAAGCAGCTGCGCGATGAATTGATTGCTGAATCCCCCGAAGCACGGTTACTAGCAAAAATACAGATCGGTCAGCAGCTTGATGAATTTGACCTCGCGATATTAGAGGAGGTTGCCACGGCTCATTACAACAATCTTGCCCAATTCAGCCGGGGGGCCTGATGCAGTTAGACGAATATTACAAGTCAAAAGTCCGCTACCACCTCGCTTACAACGCTGGGGCTCAGATCCCCGCTGGTGACCGAGCACGATTAGAAGAGGCAATGGCGCTTATCCCAGATCAGATCTGGTACGACGAAATTATTTATCACGTCAAGCGTTGCGACATTGCTTGGAAAGCAAGTGCTGCTATACCAGATGACTACTTTGATCCAAATGGTAGTCAGACCCTGAACCCATCCAGACAAGAAGTTATTGCTGGCGATGTTCAGCGAACTATCAATACTTCTGATCCGCTGAAAGGTGATGAATACTTCCGTGAGATCTATTTGCGTGAATGCGATCGACTTGCTGAGAGTCTGTATGTAGCAAACTACAGGCGTCCAGAAACTCGTCGATACGCTTTTGAGCGCTCTGGTGGTGAATTTATCCTTGCTGTACCTGGGCCTGCTGACACAGCAGTTGGTACTCGTATTTTCTTAAATGAAAACTGGCGTTAAGTGTAGAATAGTCTTAGTAGAAGAACATATCAATTATGTCGTTCGAAACGCATAGGACTAATAGTGGTGAACGTGAATACGCTTCGTTACTCATGTCCAAAAAAGCTCAGGAGAATAACAACCCATATGTGATGGGGATTCAGCCGGATCCAAAGTATGGAGCTGTTGATCCTGATCTTAAAAGGGATATGGACTTCTCCCAGCCTGATACTGCCGGAAATATTGCACCTCCTGACGTTAAAAGCACAGGCAACGCAGAGATGGGAGTCTCTGCAACAACAGAACCGAACCGTGATCCTCAAGAGTTTCAGCAGGAATACTTGATGGCGACACTCCAAAAAATCGCCAACGGTGAAAACCGGAACTACAACGATCACTCTCAGATCATTTAATAGTCATGAGCAACTCAAAAAGAGCGCGTCGAGAAAAGCTGGACCCAAAGTCACTCAAGGAAGCCAAGCAGATGTCTGCGTTTCCCGGTGGGCCTATGAACAACACTCCGCAGAACGTTGCTTCTGTACCCATGACTGGGATGACACTTGATGGGTCAGCGCCACTGTTCCCTTATCAGGACTCTGGTTTGGCACAGAACGATATGCGTGCCTATACACCCATCCCCAACGAAAACAGTGGGATGCCCCAGAGCATGGCAATTGGAAGGCTGTACAACAACAACCCCTACGGTTTGCAGCCCAATCCAACTCCTGAACAGGCGGCGGGGATGCCTGGCTCTTATCTCGGAAAACAGGCTGAGGATCGTGGTCTGTACGCAACGATGCTGGGACCGACAGGTATGCCTGCCCA